TTATTAATTTATGCTTAAGTATTTTTTCAGCGTTTTAAAAGACAAAAAGTGTATATAAAAAACATTATTTTATATACTATATGGTCGTTTCACATACAATATCTAGATCTACTTATTTGGAACATGTCTTCAATCCATCTCCACGAAGAGGACGAGGGTCGCTTGTAAGCAACATATTAAACGCCTCCACTGATCCTAATTTAGATATCAATTCGTTCTCACTCAACTTATAATCAGAGACAATGTGCGGTCCCCAATTCACATTATAACATATACCTCGTCGTCTCACAAACTCGGCGGTCTCGGCGTAAATACAAACGAGCCCAGAATTATTGGTAGTTGGGATTCTTATAGGTGCCGTGGGGATCCTTTTGACTGCCACGGTGGTTCTATTATGGAAAGCATAGTCGCCTCTCTTAAGTTCATTCCAATACATCTTGGCAAGACGATTTAATTCCGGATTCGGTGTTCCCCAGTCAGCCATTTTTACCCGAACCAAATAAGTATTTGAGAAAACGAAAATAATGATTTTTTAAAAGTTTTTCTTTTTTATTTATTTTCCGCGGTTTCTCTCTAAGCAAGGAGGAATCTTAAAACGACGGCTTCAGTTCTCAGAAAGATTAATATTTCGGTATTTTTCTCTCCTTTTTAATTACAAAAAGTACTTGGGTACTAACTAATATAAAGACAAGCACAAGCATTTATTTATCACAATACAGCAATGGAACAGAATAACGATTTAATATATATTTCAGAATCAAAAAGAAATATTGATAGGTATATTACCGCAAATAATTACAGGTCTGCGTTTGGATTATTATTATCTGTTTTAGATCGTTTAGATGATGGGGAACAAAAAAATGAGTTTATTAATTATTTTTTGAATGATTTTTTCACATTAAAACCTACTGATAGTCCTCTAAATCCTAGATAAATCAGTTTAAAATGTTGTGGATAATTTAGAAATTAATATTTATCCTACTTAATAAAATATAAATAATATTTATTATCTTTTTACAATCATGGACAATAAATATAAACAATTATTTAAAAAACAAAAGTCGGACAGACGCGAGGTGAAACGAACCGATAAGCGGTCCGTCACGGGAGAAGAAGTTATTTTTATTTTTGAAAAGATTTTGGAAGGATGGAAAACAATCCGTATTTCTAATACCATTATTCAATCCAACCCCAATTCATCCGTGGACAAGAAAAAAGTGGAAACGATTGCTACGGGCAATTGTAAAGTGTATCTATCCGAATTGTCCGAAGACAAGTATAATTATTATTTATTACTAAGAGAGAAAGTCTATTCGTTTCATGAAAAGGCGAAATTACCCGGAGAAAATATTAAAATTTAAAATACTTGATAAGATATAGACAACGCAATATTATTTTTCTACAAACATTTTAGTTTACTATTCAAATACTTATACACGTAACCGTTGTAAGGTGCGGCGGTTGTCAACGCCTTCTCCAGAGTCTTGTCGCTCATAGGCATTCCTCGGATACAATCGTACTTACACGCGAATTCTCTCGTCATTTTGTTTTCAGAATCAAATTGACCTACGCCATTCTTGTATAAAAGTGGTTCGGATTGGTTATTCTTTGTTACAAACGCGGCACGTAATTCTTCTTCACAATCATCATAAAGAAAATAAAAATGACCGTTTGCGATGGTCTTGTTTTTTACGGGAGGATCCAACGACGCAGAAGATTGAAAATGATTCTCCGTGGCAGCAGTCTTACGGTCCAAGTAGACGTTTAAAATCTCGGTTTTGGTTGAATTCAATTTCGCAATGTATCCAAGATTCTGAGCTCTTACAATTTTGGTTGGGTGAATTTGGTGAATCACCGTAGGGTCTAATTCCCGGTCCACCAATAACCAGCGAAACCCATTGTAAATCGTGTTTTCCTGAATTGCTTTGTTGATACTTGGACGTTTTATTTCCGAATTTTCCTTCATTAGTTCATTTACGCTCTCGTAAACTTTTAATAATTGTAATGTTTCGGGGTGAATTTTTTGGAGACGCGGCCCTAAAGTCACCAGAGGCATATTGAACCCTGTAGTCACTTTTGATTGAGAAGAATTGATTTTTTCGCACATCTGTTTGTGCCCGCCATCAAGTTTGTCAAGTCTAGCGAGTACCTGAGATGAAAATAGTTGGTTGCTTTTAATTAATTCTTCAAGTAAAGGGTTCACATTATTGGTTTCTTTTGTTTCCAGTAATAATTTTAACTTTTCAACTTCGAGTTCCAAGTGTCGAGTGTCGCGGTTGTTAAAATACGCTAGATTGTGGTTGATTACTTTTAACAATGCCTGATAAGAAAGGTTTTTGCCGATTAAAAATAATTCCAACTCGGTTTCATGCCCGGGCAAATTGGAGACTCGGTTTAATCTGATTTCGTCGTGATGTTGAATAAAAGATTCAAAATCTTTGCTTTGTTGTACTAAAAAACAATCCAGCAGTAAGCACTCGTCATAGTTGGCCTTGTGCTCTGCGTACCGGGCGGCGATACCCTTGCGGCTTTCGCCGATTTTAATCACATACTGACCGTTTTCCAGTGTTTTTACTCGGATAATGTAGACGATAGAACCAATGGTGGCGAACTTTTTTAATAAAATACTCTCTCGTTCAAGTACTTTCTGAATTACAAGTTCTTGGGCGTGTTCTACTTTTTGTCTTTTCAGTTTGGTGTCTGTTTGTTGAATTTCTTCTTTGGCTTGTTCAAGTTGATGTTTCAGTTCATTACTTTCTTGCTGAGTAATTTCTTGTAGTACTTGTTCGAGTTTGATGTAGTAGTCGTGAATCTCATCTGCTTTTTTGGTACCGGATTTTAAACAAAACTTTTTAAAAGTGTTGACATTGAGCATAAATGTTTCTTTATTATGGCCTCCTTGAACAGTGGCGGTTTGTTTCATAAGCAAATAGTCTTTTTCAACAACAAATTGTCTTTCTAACAATGTTTTGGCATTTTGTTTTGTAGAAAATCCTAACCATTTCCAAATGTCATCTAAATTAATAACGTAGTTGTCCTGGCAATTTAAATAACAATAAAAACTGGCAACAAACATTTGTTGCTCGTAACTACTAAATCTTTGTTTGACGGTTTCAATCAATTTGGACTGGTAATCCGCCGTCATTTGGGTTATTGGGTTGCTTTCAATTAAGTTTACAATATCAATGCTCATTTTATAAAGTATTTATTCAAATGTCTTTATGTTTGTTTTTGATTATTGATAATCAAATCTTCTGGATTTGTTAAATAATGATTTATATTTTATTAAATTTGTATTTTAATTAATTAATTTGTTTTGTTTTAATTATATATTATAATTAATTTGTTTAATTAAGAATTTCGGACATTTACGTGTATTTTGCGTAAGGGTCTCTATGTTTAGCAAAATACTATTAAAACGTCCTAGGCAAATGTTTGCTTATGCGACCGCATAAGCAAACATGTAAATATTTCACCGAGCTACAAAAAATTTAATTGTAATATAAAACCTGAGACGATAAATGGTCTTAATTGCTATAGGCTAACCCGCCCATGCCACTCATAATTCTCAACACGTTGTAATTAGTGGCATATACACGCACCTTGGCGGTTTTGGTTCCCTCCACGGTAGCATTGGAGAGCACAAGCTGAAGAGTCGCATTGTCAATTCTGCTGAAGTTGCACGTCCCGCTTGGTTGGTGCTCCTCAGGCCTCAAGGCAAAGCTGTACACGTTAATACCTTCATCGGGGCAACGAGTGTGAGCCTGGTAAGGCTGGACCCACGAGAAGTAAGAACCTTCACGCTCAGAGAATCGGTCCTGGCCGTTCAACTGGAGCTTCGCCGTGACGACGGGGTTTTGGCCCCAGCAATGCATGTCCAAAGAGGTCTCGGTGAGCACAAAGGTGCCGGCATCAGAAACTCCCGAACCGTCCAAATGAGAACCCTGGGCAGCAACAAAGTCAGGAGGAGCACCGGTGGGAGCAGGACTTGCCAAACCACCAAGATTGACCTGGTTGTAAGGATCGTTTGGTCCGTGCCAGTATCCAGTAAAGTCGGGGTTAACATCAGTGGGAATGTAATCAAGAGCACCGGCGTCCTGGAAGAGGCCACGAGCATCAATGAAAGCGTTCTTGTCCTGGGCCATCGCAGCGGGTCCTCCGAAAGCGTGGACGGCGTTGGGAAGAGCATCAATTGCGTCGGTGTAGTTGAAAGGCTGAGCACCGAGCACCTTGAACAAAAGAGCATCGCAAGTCAAAGAGGAACAGTAATCCACATTCTGATCAGACTGCACCACCCAGATGAGTTCTTTCACGGGGTGATTGAAATTTAACTTGATCTTGTTCGAAGATGAACCAACTGACTCATCTCCCGTGAACTGGAGCTGAGTGATCAAATATTCATGAGGATTCTGAGCCATGCGTCTTCGTTCGTCCGTGTCCAAGAAAACATAGTCGACGTAGAGGGAAGCAGCCACAAGAGACTGGTTGTATGCGATGGTGGCGGGCACGGGGCGTCCAACTGCGTACTGGGAGCTGCTGGAAGTATAGTCGGGTCCAGTGTTGCAGTTCAAGGTGGTGACAGCCCACAAGCACTCATCAATAGGGCGGATATCCAAGTTGATCTTCACCTCGTGGTACTGAAGAGCGATCAAAGGCAAGGCAAGGCCGGGGTTAGTGCAGAACCAAAACTGAAGGGGGACATAAAGAGTTGTTTCGGGGAGGGCGTTTCTGGGGGCACACACTTGACGAGGAGCCAAAGAGTCGCAAGGACCATCCACATCAGAGAAAGAAGGATCCGTAATGAAGGTAAGCTGAGTGGTGTTACCGATCATCTTGAAGTAAGCACGCTGTTGCTCAGAAGTCATAGTGAGCTGATTCCAGATGTGCATCCAGTCTCCGTACTGGCGATCAATTCGCTGACCACCAATCTCGACTTCCACCTGGGCAATAAGTTGCTCGCCGGGGAAATCCAACCAACGAGCATACACTCCCGGGCTTCCGGCAGAGAAGTTTCCAACACCCATCATTTGATTAATCTCAGGGAGAGTAACTTGTAGGTAAGTTCTGTAAGCCAAATCACCGTTTCGGCTAATAGTGCACTGAACACGGCGTCCGAAATCGGCCTGTCCATTGAAAGTTTGCTCAATGGATTCAATGGCAAAATTTGTGTAACGTCTGTAAGTAACTTTCCAGAAAGTAATTTGAGGGTTACCAGTAAGGTAGACATCCTGTGCGCCATAAGCGACCAATTGCATTAAACCACCTCCCATATTTTTTTTATATAATGGCTAAAGAAAAAAAAATTTCAAAATTTAATTTAATTCATTTATTTTAATTACTTATTCGTCTTCACACAGAAAATATCATTTGCTGGTGCGAACAGATGTTTTTCACAACGTATTACGCTTTGGTTAATGAAGAAAATGTTGATAAAGTACCTACTATTCAAGCTACAGATAATATAGATTTTTTTGTTTCATTTATATTATCAGAGTGTTTTTACACAATTATATGCTAAATACACCATTCCGATAATGGTGTTCGCAGCAGTGGCTTTTCAAATCAAAAGGCTTTTCAAATCAAAATTTGTTTTCATAAAAGTGGACAAGTAAGATTCTTCTAAAATCTCCCGCTTACCTTCATGATTTTTTGAAAAAACGTAATTGTTGTTTCTTTTTTTCACTGTCCACCCATCCTCAATAGCATTGAATAACAATAACATTTTTTGAAATCGAATCGGATCAATTTTTAAACTGTCTTTGTTCGTATCTCTTAAAGAATCTAAAGTAATATTTAATTCCATTTTTTAAATAAAATTAGAAAACTAATATTGTCTTTAAACTTGTTGACAATATATATTGTGATTATTATTAATTAAATAAATGTTACGTTTTTAAATAATCATTGTATTGTATGCCTAGTTTTAAGCCAAAGACTAATAAAAAAATTAAATATAATCAAAAACAATCCATCACTCTAGATGGTAAACACAAAGAATTTTTATATGAATTTTCCAAGGACGAAAACGACCACATACCTAAATTAAAATTAGAAAAAAACAGTTTAATTGATAAACTGAAAGAACCACTCTCCATTGAAGAACGCCTAGACATCACGGATAGAATAAATGAAATAGTTCAAACCATAAAAGAATTAAAATATAAGAAAAAACAATACTTCTTGGACAATTCAAAGTATATTTTTGGTTACTTTGAAAATAAGAAAAACATTTCCAATAATAGTCTTTTAACCACAGAAGTTTCCAGTAAAAATAAGATGGTGGAATCTTTTTTTAAAATCAAAAAGGAAAACGACGACTTAACTGACTCTTATCAAGCAAACAATAACAACATTGTTAAAAAATATTTATGCAATATTAATGATATGTTTTTAGATGTTGGTTCTTTTGTATGTCAAACGGACGTTTGCCAACACTGCCATAAAGGAGAATTAATTCCACTGGAAGATGAGGGCGTACTAATATGTAACCAATGTGCTCGAAACACACCTTACCTCATAGAAAATGAAAAACCATCTTATAAAGAGCCTCCCAAAGAGGTGTGTTTTTATGCTTATAAAAGAATAAATCATTTTAAAGAAATATTGGCCCAGTTTCAAGGAAAAGAAACGACACAGATACCTCCCGAAGTGATTGAGAATATCAAACTACAAATTAAAAAAGAGAGAATAGAAAATGAGCAAATTACAAACCTGAAAACAAAGGAAATTTTAAAAAAACTGGGTTATAATAAATATTACGAGCATATTCCATTTATAAAAGATAAATTAGGAATAAAGCCTCCTATTATGACCCAACAACTAGAAGAAACGTTGTGTAATTTGTTTGTCGAACTTCAGTCGCCTTATTCTAAGTATTGCCCAGATGATCGTGTGAACTTTTTGAATTATTACTACACCGCTTATAAATTATGTGAATTATTAGGAGAGACTCAATACTTGGAAGATTTTCCAATGTTGAAAGATAAGGAAAAAAGAATTGAACAAGATATGATATGGCGTAAAATTTGCGAAGAGCTCGATTGGGAATACAACCCAACCATTTAATTACATTTTAAAATACTTTAATATTCAGTTACTTTAAAATACTTTTATATTTATTTAATACAAATGATGGATATCTTCAACAAAAAATA